TCTCCTTATTAGTTGAAAGATTACCTAAAGAGTCTAACACAAACATACAAGGTTTACGTTCTTCTTCAGGTTTTTTCTGATACATATCAACTGCCCTGAGTGCCTTACTACGGAACTCTTCGATAGTCACTACATTAACAACAACAAGACGATTAAGGTCGATTTCACGACTCTCTAAGAGTGACTTAGTGATAGCTGCCTCAGTATCAAAATAAAGGCAATATGCATCGGGATTAGTATCCAAGAAGTTCTTGACCACTGCGAGTGAGAAAAAAGTCTTTCCAGTAGAACTTTCACCAGCAATTGCAGTGATTTTATTACCAGAAACACCCCCACGGATAGAGCCAGATACAAGAGCATTAAAGATGAACGAACCAGTGTCAACGTATGTTTCAGTTTCGTCAATGTCTGCTGCCAGTTTGGTAAAGTCATCTCCGATTTCCTTTACGATGTCTTTTAAAAAATCCATTATACAAAAAATAAATCAAGGTTTACTGTTTTCTCCACATTCCACCCAATCGCATCAAGAATAGATTTGAGTGGGTCTAAAAAACTCTTTTCAAATTGTAATTCATAATCTATGTATTTGTCAAGACCGAGTTCATGTGGAAAGTCTTGAATAAATGAAATGACATTCTCCTGAATAATATTTGGTTTCTTCAGATAAATGAACTTAATTTTCTCACCATTATTGATAAGAGAATACTTATTATCAAGTTTCTTCTCCTTAATATAATGATTGAACAATAGTGCTCCACGACAATGAATAGGTGTTCCTTTGGAATAGATATCAGAATAAGATCTATACTTCACAACATCCGATACTGAACGGGGAAATGCAATCTGCTCCGGAGGAAGTGCCTTAAATTCTTTACGACAATTATCAATAAAGTCAATTACTTCTTCTTCAGTACCACTCATCATGAGTTTGAGACCGTCCTTAATCATCGTTCTACAGGGTGCCGGTGTAGATGATTTCACTGCCTCAATACCCATCATCTTAAGTTTAGGTTCAGAATACTGGACTCCTTCACTGTTCCATACGTTGAGAATATATCTCTTCTTCGCAGTCCAAATACCACGTTCTGATATATTCTCACGTTTCATAATCATCTTTTGTTCATATGCCGAAACGTAATCCGCAAGTTCCGTATAAGACTGTTCGATGAACGGTTCCAACTTGTCTTCGCAGATCTTATCAAGTAACTGAACAACTTTTGTTTTATCACCAGACTTATGACTAAGAAATTTATCAACAAGAGGTCCCATATTAAGATAGATTGAGTCAGTGTCAGATGCGATAACATAATCGACTTCTTCGGTTTGCAAAATCTTATTTAGAAATCCGTTCATCTTATTCTCAATCCAACGGATAGAGACTTGACCAGAAAGCGTAATCGCTTCCGCATTGACCAGTTTGTAGTAACGGAAATATTGATTACCGATAGCACCATATGCAGAGTTGAGTTGAATCTTGCGAGCCATCTGAATGTTATTACATCGTGCAATCTCCTTCTCCAATGCCTTAGTCGGAGTTTTTTCATAATCCTGTTTTGCAATAAGCATCTTCTTCTTGTAGATGGTTCGATCCTTATAAATCTTCTCCATCAGTTCAGGTAGAAACCCACGAACATCTTTACGATACATGGCACCATTAGCACACACTGCACTGTCCTTATACAGTTCAAAAGTCAGTTCTTGATTAAGTATCTTATCAACGGTAACTGATGGGTGCCTGGTCTCTCTGAGTGTCTCCGGGGAGATGTTGTACTGCATAATAAGGTGAGGGTAGAGAGAGTTAAGGTCAAAAGACACAACCCAATCATACTTTCCCGGAATCGGTTCCTTAACATATGCTCCTGCATATTTTGCATCCTTGTCTGAACGTTCTTTGGGTGGAATTACAATGTTTCTTTTTTTAAGATAATTGTAAATGATCGCATCCCACATACGAACTTGATAGAACACATCATTATAATTCACCTTAGCATCATATGCCATAGTGATTGCGAGTTCAATCAGTTTCATCTTGTCTTCCATACGGTCAACAAGTTCCACGTCAATTATATTATATTCTACAAATTTCTGCCACCCCTTTGTATAGAAATCTTTAAATGTATCAAACTCAGAGTGATCAAGTTTCTTTTGCCCAAGTTCTACACTGGCAATATAATCCAACCGATAAGACTCTTGTGCCTTATAGGTAAACTTCTTATACAGGTTCAGATAATCAAGTTGTGTAATACCCCCAACATCATAAGAGATCTGTTTACGACCCATTACAATAGTCTCACGTTCAGTCACCAAACCCCAAGGTGAAAGTCGTTTCATTAACTTCTCACCAAGAATGCGATCAATACGCCTCACCAAATAAGGCATATCATACAATTCACTATTCCATCCAGTCACAACTTCAGGAGTATTAGTCTCAATCATCCACCAGTTTATAAAGTCATTCAGTAACTCATATTCTGTTCTGAAACTTTTGTAGATAACATTCTCTTGCTTATTATTAAATGGTCCCTGACCCCAAGTGCGAATTTGTTTTGTAGTATAATCCTGCACAGTAATAAGAAGAACTTCTTCTGCGGCAGACTCTACATCAGGGAATCCATTCTCAGTCTTTACCTCAATATCAATCGTAGATATTTTGATTTTTGTAGTATCAAACTTGACTTCTTCTTCTGGATACATCTCAGAAATATACTGATAGATGTATCGATCATTACCATAGACCTTAAAGTTTTGGACACCATCATATTTCTTGATGAACTCTCTACAATCACGAACAGTTCCCGGATCTATTGATTCAACATAGTCTCCCTCAAGAGTTTTGTATTTTGTTTCTTTATTAGAAGGGACAAATAATGTAGGATAAAACTTTTCTCTTGTAGCAAAGTGCCTTCCATTCTCATACCCACGGACCAGAAAGTGGTCACCGACCATTTGAACGTTGGTGTAAAATCTCATTATGAATTAGTTGATGTCGGACATGGGTTTCGTATTTTTCCTTATATATTATAGCATCCTTTCCAGAAAATTCCTCAAAAGCACTAACGAACATATAAAAATAATGCCAGTGATTTGGCGGAATATACTGCGGTGACATACACACAAAAATGTGGTCAAAATTATAACTATCAAACTTATAATCTTCTTTCTCTACATTTTGATAGCTAGGAACAACTTCCGCATTATACTCATTACGAACTTTATTCCCACTATTTTCGTTTCCTATCCATGTAAAAGAATTAAGTTTTCCATTCCCTCCTAACCATGCTCCCCAATTTCCTTCATGAACTTTATTGTGTTTTAGAATTTCATAAAATTCTCTTTTGTATGCATCTTCATCAGACATTTCTCCAGTATAATCTCCTCCAAAAACATCATCATGATGATCGATATTGATTAGATCGATATTTTCACAGTCAGCAATACTAAACAAAATAGAATCATGTTCATATCCAAAAGAGACACTATCACAATTTTTAATTCCTTTTAGAAATGTATTATAACAGAATAGTAGATTGGATTGATCAATATAAAAATGATTTTCTTTAAAATTACTTTGATTAAATAAGTTGTCCCATCTTATTGTAGGGTGGTTTTCATAATAAAGACCATTATAAAGTTCAATGACCGGACCCATAATATAGTCTAGGTCAATACTTAATACTTTCATTACTTAGTAAGTTTAATATATTTTTCCAAAAGTTCTGAATTTGGATCGGCAAGAGTCAGAATTTTATCCGACGAAATCATATACTTATTTTCAGAAGTATAATCCATCAACCACGGAGAAAGTGTAAGGCTTGATTGGTTTAATAAAAATGGTTCAATCAATCTACAATCAGGTTCTCCAAGTTCTGTTGATATTTCTTCAATCTGACTGATCAGAATTTGATTGTTCATCAGTAGAATCACTTTGATCACTTTGTCCATTTACTTTTTCCTCATAAATTTTAACTAACATATCAACTGGTTCAACAATTGTGACTAACCAATCTGGCCGAATAGGAATCTGAGTATCTTTAGAAAAAATTAACCATGGTCGAAGAGAGATCTGAATTTGACCTTCATCAGAATCTTCTTCTATAAAGATATTATTACCAGAAGTTACTACATGTGGATTATTAAAAAGATATCCAACTATATTCTCTTCAACAATAAGTTCTTTGACATCTGCAATGATGTCTTCTCCAGATTTTAATACAGCAAGTTTAATTGACATTTTTAAATTTTACCTCAAATCATTATAGCAATAAAAAAGAGGGATGTCAACTGGTTTTTGCCAGTTATCCCTCCGTCTGCGACGACGATATTCAGTTTTATTTATTCAGTTTTTAGGTGTCATCCAATATGCTCCTAATGATGTTGCTGAGATTGCTGCGATGATTGCTAGAATTTCCATGGTTCAGGACGTATTAGGACAGAACAGGGTACAACACTCCCCAACTAAAAAGAGATGTTACTGTACCAAAAAATATGGTAGTCATGGTGAAGTTCATAATGGTCTCCATCAGATTACATAATTATATAGATTATACTGTATCACTATGATACACTTCTGTATCAACCGCAGCAAAAACTAGTCAGGGTATCAAAACCAGACCTTCTTTTGATGATGTTCAGGCACAATTCTTCCCAGAACAATACTTAATAACCCATCCTCAAATTCAACTGATCTAACTTCCGTGTCCTCTGCCAGTGTCCAAGATCTGGTGAAAGATCGTTGAGCCATTCCTCTGTGGACATAAGTGGTTTCTGATTCGGTATCCTCTTTCTGTCCTTCGACAAAGAGTTTTCCGTCTTGTGTGTAGACATTTACTTCTGCTTTTCTAAATCCTGCAAGTGCAAGTTCTAGTCTTGATTCTACGTTGCTGACCGTGACTAGATTAAATGGTGGATAATTCTTCGTTGTTTCGTGGAGATTAAACAACCTATCGAAGTATTCATCCATTCCTATGCTATTCCTATTTATGCGTTCCATCAACGCAGGTAGGTCCGCAGCAGTATACCGTGCAAGGTTTCCCATGATTCTTAGCTCCTTAAAAGCGAG